TCAGCTAGCTGGAAACTTTTTATACAGAGTTGAGAGCCCTACTCCATACGTTTTTGATACGCTTTGTCGTGATTCACCGGTTGCCATCCGCTCCCCCATTTCCCGCCATTGCTCATCCGTGAACTTAGGCCTGCGACCACCAACTCGCCCTTTTGCCCTGGCTACGGCCAGCCCTGCTAAGGTACGTTCGCTATTAAGATCAGATTCATATTGTGCTGCGGAAAGGATGTTACGAAAGTTATAGCGGCCGCTGGCTGTTTTGAGATCCACGCCATCGGTAATACTGCGGAAGTTGATACCCTTTTCCTGTAACTGCTGGAACATCAACAGCGCATGCAGAACGTTGCGGCCTATCCTGTCCAGCTTCCAGACCACCAGTTCATCCCCCGGCTGCATAGTGGCGATGAGCCGTTTTAGAACCGGCCGATTCGATTTCCTCCCGCTGGCATGCTCTTCAAAAATTTTCTCACAACCCGCTGACTTGAGCGCCGTTAGTTGCAATTCAGTGTCCTGGTGGTTTGTTGATACTCGGGCATAACCGTAAATCATGGGATTTCTCCTGTTATGAAAACAGGAGAAACGGCGAAGCATCACCAGATTTTTGATGGTTATAAAAAAGGTTGGTTTGGGAGAAGGCTCTGCATTACCGGTTGGTGTGCCTGTTCCGTGGCCTTCAGCTACACCACCGACAGGCTGGTTGAAATGCAATGGTGCAGCTTTTTCTGCTGAAGAATACCCGGAGCTGGCAAAGGCTTACCCGACAAATAAATTGCCTGATTTACGTGGTGAGTTTATTCGTGGCTGGGATGATGGGCGTGGAGTGGACAGTGGGCGAGCGTTATTGAGTGCTCAGAGCGATACGCTGCAAAATATTACAGGTAGCTTTTTTGATATGACCACGGGGACAAATAATAATACTTTCGGCGCATTTACCTCTTCAACATTGACACCAAATCTCGCATCAATTGCGACAGGTGGTACATATAAACAGGCGAATTATTATTTTGATGCATCACTTGTTGCCAGAACATCAACGGAAACACGTGCGCGAAATATTGCATTTAACTTTATCGTGAGGGCTGCATAATGGATAACGCTGTATTAAATAGCGAGCTTATTGCCACGAAGGCGGGGGATATTACCGTCTATAGCTATGATGGTGAAACTCGGGAATATATTTCCACTTCAAATGAATATCTTGCCGTTGGTGTTGGTATCCCGGCATATTCCTGTCTGGATGAACCTGGTATACATAAGGCTGGTTATGCAATCTGCCGTTCGGCAGATTTAAACTCATGGGAATATGTGCCAGACCATCGCGGTGAAATCGTCTATAACACCGAAACGGGAGACGCCAAAGAAATCACAGCTCTGGGTGATTACCCCGAAAATACAACCACTATCGCCCCGTTAACGCCATACGATAAATGGGATGGTGAGAAATGGGTGACAGACACTGAGGCACAACACAGTGCCGCAGTAGACGCGGCAGAAGCACAGCGCCAGTCACTGATTGATGCAGCAATGGCTTCCATTAGTCTGATTCAGCTGAAATTACAGGCCGGGCGGAAACTGACGCAGGCAGAAACAACCCGACTTAACGTCGTGCTGGATTACATTGACGCGGTGACGGCAACAGATACCAGCACCGCGCCTGATGTCATCTGGCCTGAGCTGCCGGAGGCGTAGGCCATTCAATATCGGGTGCTGTTGACGTATCAACACGCATCAGCAGCACACGGTATTTCTTCCATTGGGTGAGAGTTGAAGTTTCTTCATCAGTTGCGATACCAGCATCAACAGCATCCTGACGCCAGGATATTTCACTGTCAGCTTTTGCACGAAATGTGGCTTTCATGTTTTCTGCATCTGATATTTTCTGTTCTGGTGAAAGCGGCGGCTCATCAACCCATGCAAGGGTCCCTGAAACCATTCCCAGCATTTTTCCTGTTGGCTTATTTCCCCCATTAAATCTGACAGCATCCTCATCGCTGATTTCAATACCATCCTGCGGCCATGTCCCCTCCTTGATATAACTTTCATATAGCGCTGCGTTGTAGATTGCATTTTCGGACGGGCTGTAAACACTTTTAACTTTATTCATTCTGTTATCTCCCTTTCGCTATATAGCAAAGATTAAACCCACCGGCGCCTGACATACGGGCTGTAAAACCCGTTCTTGAAGTACCAGTTGAGTTAACTCCATAAGCAGGCATGGTTGCTGGAGAAAGCAGAGACTCCTGGATATCTGCCATTGTCAGTGTAATTGATTCGACCCGCGCGGGGAAAGGTAGCGGGAAAACAACATTCGTCCCTGTCTGTCCAACGGGGAAACCGAAAGTACCCCATTGTGTAATTACCCCATCCGGCCCCTTACTCCATCCAGATTTAGGAATCGGCCAGTCTGCTGCTCCAGAGTGCCCCGTTGTAAAACTGCTCATATCTGGTACTTGGCCGGTACCCGTTCCGACGTTCCTCGTTGCCGCTTCTCCCAAACCAAGGTTTGTGAGAGCCGTAGAAATCGCCGCTGCACCATCTGATTTGATATCGGCAAATGGGTTTGCACGGCTCAGTGTGAGTTTTTGAATGGCTTTTAAAACCTGAGTCATATCGTTAATGTCGAGCGCCAATCCTGCTGACTCTACGATATGCGCTAACTCTTCCTGCATGGCATTAAACGCTGCTGCCCGCAGCCTCGTTGCGGCAATACCACCAGCAACACTTCCATCAGTATATTTGCCATCCTGCGTTGCAGTGGCTTCGACTTGCCCGATTCGGAGCATAGTTAATCCTCACTTAGTGTTAAGCGATAAAATCAGAGGGGGAAATATCAGTTATGAATAATTGAAAATGATGTTCAGATGGGATGGGGCAATTTTGTTGATTGAACACTCCAGTTGTTTATTGCCCCACGATGCGAGCGGATCTCCGCAGTAGGACGCGCCAGCAAGCGAATACTTGATCGTTGTTTGTGGCGCATTTATCCGCCAGGTAAATGGCCACTCGTCACCGTTAAGCGCATCACCGCATACTGACATGCCACTCATAGCGGGCCGGAACTGTGTGATAGTGATGGTATAACCAAGAGCTGCAGCCACCCGGATGTAATAATCGCGGTTCAGGCCGCCGGTGCTGATTAACTTTGCCACCACGGCGCGCTGGCGATCGCTGACGCCACCGGATTCACCAATCGCACAATCATCTGGTAACCCCAGAGAGCTTTCCCATTCTGACAACATTACCGTCGCTGTAGGGGGAAAAGCACCAGTAATCAGGCTTTGCGCATCGTTGTCAGAACGCTGAAACGCGCTGCCCAGTGCCCGTAATACCGCAGCCTGTACCGTTCTTTGCGACCGGGGCCACGCCCTGCCCGTCGGTAGCAGCGCACCAAGCGCACCGGCATAATCATTTTTTGAAAAGAGGCTCATACAAAATTCACCCCGCCAAGCACCGGAATTTCGCCAACAGCAAAGGTGATATTGGCCGTCGGAGAGTTAAGAATATAGCCCGTCGTGCCGCTAACACCGCCGATACTCCCGTTAATATCAGAGAGGTAAACTTTCCCGGAACCATCAGGGTTAGCTTCATCAAAAAACAGCGCCGTCAGCGCGTCTTTTATCCCCTGAACTGTGGTGCTGTCGGCATTTTTGATCCCAGAGATTTCAATATTGATGACTTTCTTGATCGGGGAACATACGAAAACAATGGCAGTGTCTGTCTGCTGCGGATAGATGTGGTCGGCGACAGCGAGCTGGTCTCCGGTGGCTTTAACAGCCCCCCAGTCCTCAAGTTGGGATATTCCGTCGGTACCGACCGGAAACCCACCATTGTCATTCCGATCACACATGATATACACGCCAACGGTCCCGGCCCCGTTCAGACGCCGCTTTACCCACGCGCGGGTGACGCCCGAAACCTCAAGCGCCCATTTTTTATAATCGGCGTCGCTTCCACCCTGAGGCGGATTCTGCCATGCCAGCAAGCCACGACTGCGAAAATCCTCTTCCGTTTCAATATCGGCTCCGCCGGTCGCAGCGGACAGTAACGTTACCTGTGGATCCACGCCAGCAATATTCGCGTCCAGGGTCATTATGGTCCCGGCATCAGCGTTACCGCGCGCGCCTCCACCCGTTACATCACTGGTAATATCCGGCAGTATGGCCGTCACCGCGACGATACCAAATCCATCTGCCTGAATTTTAAGATCTGCATCCGTCCGGTACTGGTATCCGTCCCCGCGGTTAATGATCGAGCCAACAGGGATAATACAGTCAACACTGCCACTAGCCTGTACCGCAGGCGACTTCGCCGCTGCAGCTGGTTTTCTGAATACCTGCTTAAGGGCCATCCACCCGGCGAGATACTCATCGGTAGAGGTAAACGGGTTTGTCTGCAGGGCAATATAGTCAAGGTAGGCGTAATGCAGATGCCCCATCCCCGCATCCATGTCAGCCAGTACCTTCAGGTTCGCGAAGCGCAGGAGCGCACCAACATCCTCAAGCTCCGCCTGCATAAATTTCCGGTTTCCGTCGCGGAGTTCGCTCAGCGTCGGTCGTTTAAACGGCATATTAACGTTGCTCCCATATCCAGTAAAACCTGAATTCCTGCCAGTCCTTCCCCGGTGCCTGATAGCGGATAATGAGATTGAGCCGGTCAGGCAGGACGATCCTTGCAACAGGAATAACCTCGCTGACAACGCCATCAACCTTTAACCAGTTGAGCGCTTCACTCGAGTATTCCTCCGCTTTTTTTGCTACATCCGGGGTCAGTTTTTTCCGCCGTAGCAGCCACAGCCGGGATCCCAGTTGGGATTCCTCCCCGGAATCCCCCCACCAGCCGCGGCGATCGCTATCCTCATAATCATCGTCAGCGCGCGCCAGCCTGTCGGTAAACAGGCTGTCCAGTATTGCAGTCTGTAAATCGTTCCCCGTGGTGAGTTCACCCAGCCCTTTCTGCCAGTCAGCAAACATCTCATCCACATTCCAGAATGAAGCGATGTCACTCATGTCACCTGATCCTCTGTTTTTTGGCTGCGGATATTGTCATTGCCACTCTGGGCATTTTTAACCACATGATCATGGTCATTATGTGCATCCCGCAGCTCTTTCAGTGTTCGGGTATTGGTTTCACAGTTATCAACAATGTCACCCGTGCACCTCAGGATCGGGGTATTTGCAAGGATCCCCTGGCTGGCATTGATGGTCACGTTAGTGGCGTTATTGACCTCAACATTCTGGCCCTTTGCATCCAGGAAGATCCCCTTCTCCGTCAGGAGAATATTAAGGCCCCACTGGTTATACATGACCGTTTCGCCCGCTTTCAGGCCTGTATGACGGAACCCCTGATGGTTGGACGCAATTACCACCGCGCTGGAACGATCACCGCCAATAAAAGCCAGAACCACGTCAGTCCCTGACGGCAGGCCGGATGAAAAGCCAAATTCTGCCATCCGCGGAGCGCTGGCCACCTCCAGCGGAGTCTGGTACTGGATAGACTGCACCACCCCACCATCTTTCATAGCCGTGATCCGGCCAATCCCCAGCATGCCGGCGATCCTGGTCGCTGCATGTTTAAATAGTTGCTTCATGTATTGAATCCCGCCAGGTTCTGGTAGAAGGCATATGGCTGAACGGAGAATGCTTCAGGCGGCATCAGCGTCATGCGTGCATGGGTGCCGTAGTCATCGCGCATATAGGTGACTTCTGCCAGTAGCAATTCAGTCTTCGGCAACCGTAAGGTGGGAAGATCAACGGGGATCAATGTGTTTGGTTCCCACAGTTTCCCGTCTTTATCCCGCCAGGAATCGATGGTTACCGAGAGCTGTTTTGAACGTCCGTACCGCCGGTTCATTTCCCAGTCGATCGCACTTTGTGCCTGTTGAGTAGCCATCAGGGTACTTTCCACAATCGATATATGTTTTCGGTACCGCATGCGGGCGGCCTCCGGATCTCTCGCCGTTGCCAGAGTCACAGCGTCATAGGCCGTATCAGGCGAATACCCTGCAATTGGAGAAACGCTCATTGATACACCGACATAATCTGAAAACCTGTCAGCCATCGATTTGCGGTAGTATGCCTGCTCGACATTTACCCCTTCGGCTATCCCACTTGCCGCACGACGTGTTCCCACCCGGGTCAGTAACAGGTTTCCATCGGGCTGATCGTAGTAAAGCAGAGCAGACCATCTGGCCACCCGATCGATGACTTCTTGCGGAGACTCACCCCAGTTCAGAGTGAACTGGGGTACCTTCACAAGTTCATCAACATCCGTGGTTACGGTGATGCCGTAGTAGGATGCCAGGCGAGAAGCAATTTCAAGCGCATTACTGGCATTGATGACGTTGTTAGGCCACTCGGCTGAGCAATCCACCAGGTCCTGACATTTGCTCCTGCCCGTGGCGCGGACCTCATGGCGGGAGCGCGATAGTGCGGGTTCCCAGTCATCAACATATCCCGTCAGTGTCAGATCATCTCCGATACGAACTTCACAAGACATTCCCTCTTCAACGAGTTGACGATCTTCGTTGCCAGGGAAGTAATCCATTAGCCCAAGATCGAAATCAGAGGGAAAACGCTCAATACCCCGCGTTACCCGGACAGAATCCCACCCCTCGATGATTTTGCCGTCGACCGTCAAAGAAACAACATCCAGATCGCTGTCTGCATTCATTGCCTCAGTACCTTCATGGTTGTCGGCATAAACGCCGGATGCGGTACGCGCGCTTCCTGTACCAGTTCATCTGCACGGGTGGCATCCTGGTATAATCGGTTTGCCAGCGTCAGCGCCGGAAGCGGCTGAGCGGTAGTAACCTGCAGAAGCTCGCTCAGACCAGAAGCACGCTCACTCATCGTAGAAAGGAATGCCGATCTGACGGCGAGAAGCGCGTTATACATATCATCGTCTGCGCGGTCTCCAGCCAGAACCAGCGCCGTATCAAGTTGCACAGAAACTCGTTGAGTTAACTCTTCTGCCTCGTCTGTACTGGCTGGTCTGGAGTCCGCAGCGGCACTGGTCATGGCACCAGTACATAGCACAACAATCAGCGTGTTCATGGTCGCCGAAATCGCTTTGCTGCTGTCGGACTGCTGGTACTCCGTGCTGATTGAATTAGCCAGTTTTTCCAGCGCTGTGATTCGGTCATTAACGCTGCCGGCGCTGTTAAGAATTGCGTTTACCACGTCGGCGACGCCCTGGACAAACTCATCAGGTGTGTTGGAGCTGCTAAGCTGGCTCGACCTGTCGGTAACATTTTTCCGGTCCATTACCGACTGGGCTGTTACCTTGTCAGCCAGTGCTCTCTCATCATCCACATCAGCAACTGACGATTTGCCAGCAACAGCAGAGGAACTACCGCCCACAGAGCCTTTACTGTAACGTCCGTACCGGGTATTCCCGAACGTGGAGTTCAGGACATTGCTGAGATTCGTGACCTGACTGATGGTGCTGTCAACCATGTTAGTCCAGAACGTGACCGTGCCTCTGATGGTGTTTATAGCCTGTGTGACACCGCGGATTTCACTCTTAACTCTGGCAATCGTGCTCAGCACAGCAGTGCTGACCAGTTTCAGATAGTTGGTTTTCACCGTGGCGCCTGCAACGGTACTGCCCGTGACAGCAAACACTTTAAGCCCTGATTCAATTGCCATCAGGGTAAATTCAAATACTCGCCCGTTCTCCATCGAACCGGAAATACGCAAACCATTCTCAGGGATGGAAACCGTTAATTCGCCCAGTGTCGGATGGACAAGCGTACCGCTACCTTTTTGTTCACAGGCTTCAATCAGTGACTGGCGCTGCGTGATAGCATCGCCGCCGCCGTAAACCTGGCTGTTCTGGATCAAGAAACCGCGAATAACAAATCGCCGTGTTGCCCGCCCGATATCCTCTATCCAGGCTGTATCACGGTAGGGATATTCATGTACCGCCTGGCGTCGGCCGTGGCTCCCTTCCTCAGCAACAATTGCAAATGGCACACCTCTGAATGAGCTGGGCCGTAACTGCCCCTGCCAGTCATCGCTGGTATCTCCCCCCAAAAGAGAAGTTATTGCGTCCTGGATAATTGACGGCATCACGCCTCCGGAAATAAAAAAACCGCCATGTCGGCGGTTTACATATGCACTGAAATGACTTATCTATTTATCGCTGGATCCATTACGGTCAAGAGATTCGGCGATCCTGTAAAGATGCTCAGTCGCCTTGAATGAGTTCATTAGGAACTCATAAAGCACACGTAAAAGCAATGCACTTACCACCGATATCGTAATCGCCGTGAAATTCATTGAGACAACAGAAAAAACGAGGAAAATGCCAATTACCAGGTAAACAAGCGCAAAAACCTTTGGAGTCTAAATGGCTTTTGCTCCAAAAACTTTTTCATTCATAACTTCTTCCTTAACGAAATGACGACAGTGATCAGTAATTCATGGCCGTTGTTATTCTGCCATTATTTTCCGCATTATAGGTTTTTCGCTCACCCTTATCATTAACCATTGTGATTTCGAGCTTAAGTGGTTGTTCTGACATTGCCTCTTTAAGAGACTTAGCCAGATTGTCGCCGAGTACACTTTCATCACTTTTCTTACCCGTATCACTCAGAATGATGGATTCCCGATTTCTGTTCTGCGAGCCTGAGAGAATATCAGTTTCATCACTCGGGTTACTAAGAGTGCTGGAGTCACGATTTCCAGTTTGCGAACCTGAGATAATGTCATACCGCTGCTGGGCCAGCACATCCGGATTTCTCTTCCCTGACCACCGATCATCAGTAATGGCGGTCTGGATGGCGTTTAGCAGTTGTTCCTCAGTATAAGGTTGTGCGCCATTCTCATGTTTAATCATGGCTGCCATTATCGTTTTTAATGTTTCCGGATCGTGCAGATTTACTTGCTCTTTGGCTCCATATCCAGTGGCTTTTGAGACGGAGTCAATATATGCACGAGTATTATTCTCTGATTGCGGAGCATAGGTATGAATAATCCCATCCAGAGTATTATTCCCCCTGTCACCATACAACATCAGCTGTCTCGCCATTGCAGTTCTTCCGTCGGCATCATTCGCAAAGGTAGAAAATCCGCCATTTTTACCCGTTGCGTTTGCTGCAACCCTCAAATTACCGGGATTATTATTTCTGAAGCCAATTGCGTTATTCCTTGTTTCCCCGTAAGGAACATTGCCGCGTGCAACGTTGGATTGTGGCTGGCTGATAGCGGATAAGTCATTCTGCAATTGAATCGCAGAATCGGTCGCGCGGTAATTCGCATCGTACCGCTTTCTTACAGCATCAGTCATGAAACCCGCGTCAACCTGCCCACGTTCACTGCGGGGTAAGCTGTTATAAAGTTCCTTATCGTTCTGAATGCGCCGTAGTTTCTCAGCATCATTGCTGTTGATAAAACCGAGAGCATGAGACAGCCCAGTAAAATCACCATTAGTGAACAGATCGGTAACACCTTCAAGGCCGTCTTTGACTGAACCATCCGAAAGAATGGTCTTAAGTGCCTTGTTTTTTGAACGTTGCCACAGACCATCCCAGGATGCGCTGAGCTCATTCATAGTGCCGTTCACTTCACTCAATTGCTGATTTAGTGCCGGATCCACAGTCAGACCAAATTCATCCGATTTCGCCAGCAGCTTTTTCATGCGCTCACCGTCACGCATTAGCGCCAGCAATTCGGGCGTCAGCCCAAGTGCATCAGCGGCGGACTTCTGCTGTTCAGGTCGCAAGGTTGGAAAAATTTTTGCGATAGACTCCAGTGTTTTAAGGGTATTTACTGAACCATCGCTGTTTTTTTGGATTTGAGCACCAATTTGCGCCATCGCTGCCATAACCCCCTCGTTTTTACCACTGGCAGCCTCATTGAATGCTTTGAAAATACCTTCTATTGATGCATTAGCGCTCTCGCTGTCTGCCCCAAGAATACGCATTGCCCCGGAAAGTCGGGTAAAATCGTCAACGCGCATTCCCGCATTTTTTGCCGAGACATCAAGATTATAGGCCTGACGGGATGCCTCCCGAAATCCATAAGCGACCTGTTTCAGTCCGTAGCCGGCAGCACCGGCTAACCCCAGCGCCCCCATCTTCCCCGTGAGCTCCCCCACCATTTTCAGTGGGGGAACCATGTCGCCAATAAACTGCACGTTATCCCGCGCGCTCTTCGACATATTCTCGAGGCGAGAAATAAAACCGCTCAGTCCGTCGGCTGTTTCCTGACCGCCTAACTTGAGCCCTTCTTTAGTTTTATCTAGCTTCGGCTCCAGGTCACGGACAGCCTCATTAATGCGGTCTATAGCCTCGCTAACCTGGTCGCTGGCCACCAGCTCAAAATCAAAAGAATTACTCATCGTCTTCAGGTTTCCTAAGCTTGTTTATCCGGGATGCCTGCGCCACCCACCATTTCAGCCGGGCGCGGGTCATTCCCCACGCCCTGTCCTCAGACCAGCGGAAATAGAAGGTGACGTCAGCGGCCATTTCCTGCCAGGTTGTCAGGGCTTCCAGGTCAAAAAACTGAGCAGATACTCCTCACACTTACGGAAGTCGAGAAAATCCATCGGCTGCAGTACGCTTTCACGCGTACCGGAAACCAGCGCAATAAGCAGGCGCATCGCCGCGAGCGACGTTGACGCAGCCTGTTTCTCGTAAAACTGCTCAGCCTGGCTTAGCGTGGGTGCTTTCAGCTCCAGCTGCGTATAAGTGGTCTTCTCCGCAGCATCATCCAGCGCTACGGTTAATGGAATGGTTTTAACGCGTTCAATCTCAGCCATCTTAGTTCTCCGTTACGTCGCGGCCTTCCCAGCGAACATCAAATACTGCATCTTCGCTTTCCACTTCCTGGACGTTGACCGTCCAGAGTGAACGGCCAATGATAGTTTTCCCGTTAGCCAGCTCGGCGATCACGTTGACGTTCGTCTGCTGGTTAAAGCCCTGCACATTCGTTCCGCCACTGTCACGCAGTCGGGCAGAAATGTATGGCGCCACAGGTTTTTCCTTATATCCGTGCACACCATCCATCCCTGTCAGGGTGGTACGGTTTACGGTGGCAGCCTGGTATTTAAACGAGCCCTCCACCATTACCGTCACACCGTTAACAGTGACATAGGCGGTTCCCGCCAGGCGGTTAGTAGTATCACCTGCCATCGTTTAAGCTCCTGTTGATTCAGCCCGAGTGCGGAACTGATTGAGCAGCGCGAAAATGCGCAACTGGTTCATGAGGGTTCCCGGCCACAGCACATCGACGCGGTTCGGATTTTTGGCGTTCTGCTCGACGATGATATTTTTTGCGAATGCCTCCGCATCCTGCGCATAACCGTTCCATACCAGAGTCTGGTACTCGGCAATCTGATCGGCCTTGATAATGTTTGGCGTGACGATCGCCGCGCCAGGTGCAAATCGGGTTCCATCCGCAGCAAGCTTCATACGGCCAAACTTGCTGGTCACCGCTGTGCGCAGGTAGCGGGTCACAAACATCAGGCTGAACAGCGTCTCCACTTCCAGATAACTGTCATCTGCATCGCCATAGCTGTTTTTCTGGTAGGTGGTGATCAGGTTTTCAATGCGCACCGTGCCATCGTCATCGACCGTAAATGTCGAAATGCCGCTGTACAGCAGATTGTTACGCTCGGTCAGCTCAAAGCGATCCTGCAGTTCTGGCGCAAGCACCCCCTGAACAGCGAGCGACTGTAGCGGGCGGCCGGGGTCATTACGCAGACTCACCGCAGCTGCGCCGGTGTAAGCTGCAGACCATGCCCAGGAAGGGGACGGCGATTTATTTACGCCCAGCAGGGTCTCATGCTGGTTATTGCGCAGCTCACCTTTGGTACCGAGCTGGGCGTAAGTCCCGGTGGTGGTACCAAAGGAATGGCCATAAAGCTGCTTGTCCCATGCCCAGCGACCGCCAGTGTCTGACAGGAACTCCTTCATCACATTCAACGAGGTTGTATCGTCGTAAGGGTTGATGATGAAATCGAATGTCCGATCCTGCAGGTTTGCCAGCTCGCCGGTAATATCCGGAGCCCCGACTCCGTTAGACATAGCAGTAATCGTCAGTTCCAGGCCTGCAGGTGTGGACTCGCCTCCAGGTAAGCCGAGGAAGTTCAGGCGAATGTCGATCCCATTACCCGTAGCACCAAGATTCTTCGCGGTCAGGGTTACGGTATCCGTAGTCGCACTTGCGGTTACAGGTAGCGTGGTTTTTGCGTTAATCGCCGCGGCCAGAGAGGTGGCGATCGCTGCCACCGTATCTGTTGCTACAACGGTCAACTGAATGCGCTCACCAGCAATATAAAGGGAGATCACTCCGGTTGCCGTCGGTGCGCTGCTCACTTTAATGGTGCCGGTTGCAGCCACCATGGAATCGGAGTCTTCCTCCAGCGGCAGGATCCAGACTTCGGCTGCGGTATCATTTTTCTGATACGCCGCCATCATGGCCTGCAGAATTCCCCCTTTTCCTGTCAGCTCACCGACGGTATCCGAAGAGGAAACTCGCTGCGGAATACCAGGGGGGGTTGAGCCGGTACTGAGCATCCCACCGATAAGCAGGGTGCGCTGCGTGGCAGTGGCGTTATTCGCCATTGAGTTATCAAACTCAACGAAGAAAAGCCCTACCCGCAGGTTATCGGGAACACGAGCGAAAGGTACGGTCATTCATTTTCTCCCGCTTTTTTAGGTAATGATTGTTTCTCTGGCGCGCCCTCATCCTTTTTAGAGAGGATCACGTCCCCATCGCTCAGACGGCGACGCCAGAAAATATTGTCAGGTACTTCAGCACCCTCTTTAGGCAATGGGATGCCCTTGACGGGGCAGCGAACGCTGAGCCCGTTGTTCGGCTTAACAAACATGGATTACTCCTGAAGATTGAGGCTGATACCCGGTTTAACTGTGCCGTCTGGCATATCGACCGCAATATCCATGCCCTCAAGGGGAACCGACTGGACAGGATAAAAATCTTCCGGCCCCTGGTAATGCTCTATGTCGATCTCGAAAAGAAGCTGCCCCATATGGGCCTCTCCTTCTGAATCAACATTGATGGTTGAACGAACTTCCGCGTATTTCTGAATATTCCGCGTCAGTTCGTAGCTGTTGATCACCGCGCGCTCCACCTGCTCGCGAAGGCTTTCAAGCGCCAGCTCTGCCCGCATGGCTCCATCATCCACTGTATCGCCGTCATACTCCTGAACGCGCCCAGTGATCCTGACAGTGGTGAGGGTGGTAAAAGCAGGGGTATTACGCCCCTGTGATTTTTTCTGTTCAAAAGGCGTCTGAACCAACAACACAGGATACATATCTGGTGAAGTTGACCAGTCGCGTGGAGAGAATACGCGGTCGCCCGCGCTGGTTGTCCCGGTTAGTGCAGTGACAACCATTTGCCGTATCGCTGCTGAATTCATCGCGGTTTTACCACATTGAGGACAAGACGAGATCCGCCATGACTGTCGGGTTCGACGTTTGACACAACAAATAACTGATTGATGATGTGACCACCGACCGTCTTTATAAATACCCGGTCAGATACAGCAGGTTGCGATTTACCCAGCTTGCGAAATTCAGCATCGCGCACACCCAACATCGGGCTGGAGGTGTTAATTTCTGAATCGCCATCAAGGTTTTCAGCAACCTGCGCATAACCACGGTCAAAAATCCCGTTAATTGTAAAAGGAGTACCGTTACGTGGACGGTACTCGTGCTCATCGCCAAAGACATCATGCAGCGGACTCAGAAGATGAGAATCCCAGTCCACGCCCATGTCATTACCCTGTCGTAACTGAAACTGATGGCTGAGAAGCAAGAACTCGCTTACGAAGCACATCAACATCAGCAATAACGCCGGACTGCAGAAGACGCTCAGCATCTTTGCCGGTTACAGGGATGCGCATATTTTCGCGGTACATCTCCCCGTCATGACGAATGCAATTCCCTTTCAACACCACATACTCCTGCGATTCAGTGTCTCCGGATTTTTCGTCACCACCATCGTCATCAACAGACAATTCGGCATCATCTGTTTTGCTCAAAGGCTGTTTTTCCTGGGTGTTATCGCCAGCATTCAGGTTGTCAACGCTCAGGCCGTCTTTGGCAGATCCTTCTGCATTCAGATCATCAGCCAGCCCGGTATTAGGTTGTTTTGCCATATCAGACCACCGTTGCGCAGAGGGATGCATTTACCCGGCTCGGAATAACCAGCGGGGAGGATTGCATCAGGATAAGACGCTGGGCTGGATCTTCTTTCACCCAGGATTTTGGCGCATAAGCCAGCGGACCGTAGTTGAAAGCCGGGTCCAGGATAACGCCAAAGGCGCGGGTACCCATCAGATCGGCACCACTCATAATGACAGCGCCATCGGGGATCATAGGCTTCTCGACGTTGTCCAGCGGGTCAATAAACCAGTCGTTATATAACCAGAGGTCAAAGTTACCCCAGCGCCCTTTATAAATTGCGCCCTTCATTACCTGTGGGCCGGCGTTAATCTGGTTACCAAACGGGCTCAGCGCCGGGAATGTAATGGCGTTATCCTTGATGGTGGTATCCAGTCGGAATGCACGCCATGACTTATTCGTAAAGACCAGATCCGTGGCGACAGAGCCGGACTCTTTCAGGAAAGTAGTCTGCCAGATTTCAATGTCATCTGATGGCTGGGTATTGGTAGCGCCAGCTGCAACGGTCAGTGGCCATTTATCCGAGCCGCTAAGAGTGATGGTCAGATCCGAAGCACGCCCGAAATCCACCACCTTAGTTTCATAGCCCTCCCCGGCGACGGTTACGGTCCCAGACACCAGCGCACTCGCCGCCATCCATTCCAGACGACGGTTGATCATGTCAATCTGGTCAGTCATTTCAAACTGAAGGTTCAGCATTTCGCGCTCGGCAGCGGTATATTCCCCGCCAATACGCTCACCAATCTGGCGGCGGATAGGTTTGCGCAGGTCCGGAGCGCGCTTATCTTTGATGTATGCCGGTTTGAAGGTATTGGTCTGGTATTTACGGGATTCGACCAGCTTACCTTCCACCAGCGGGGAGACGAACGGCGCCATACGACGCAGGCCGACATCAACATCAATCGCCACTTCTTCAGTCTCGTAAGTCACGACATTCGGGAAGAAGCGATCGAGCAGCCAGTTCTGACTGGTTTTCAGGTTAGGAACAACCTGCACCAGCACGCTGGTATCAAAAATATTTTCCATATTCAGTCTCTTGATAGTGCCAGCCGCAGCTGGCAAAAAATTTAAACGAGCCAGCCCCTGCCAGTTAAAGCATTCGTCAGGAGAGCCGTGGGGGAAATCAGGAGGTGGTTACAGGTGCCTGGTCACTGTCTTTCAGGAAGATAGCCAGCGGTCGGAGCGCTTTTTTCAGGTCAGCGGTCGTCCAGGAGTTATCAAAAATAATTCGGTGCTGGTTGAATTCCCCCATCAGATACAGGCCGCCGTTCTGATCGGAAGACGATGCATCAACATCATCAACCAGAATAGCAACGGGTAACTGACTGCCATCTTCAGCCGTTTTCACACATTGCGTGTATTTCCCGCTGGCAGCCACCAGGCCCAGGACAGTACCACGCTTAAAGGCACCGCCCGTAATGATCCCGGTGTCAGTCACCAGCTGGAGCGTGCCAGCGACAAGCTGATCCGGAACAAACAGCGCGCTCTTCATGCCAGGCGCAAACGCATTCTGACCAAACTGATCCATTATTTCTCTCCTCTTGTGGAGTTGTAGAGGCCGGTCATTTTACTTACCAGCGCAGACTTTCCGGTCTCTTTCTGTCCGCTATCCGGATTAAGCCGGACCTGGTGGCTTTCCTGCATACGCTGATCGAGAGAGCGTTTACGGGATGGCTGAGATGCGGCTGCGGCCGGAGCCGAAGAGGCTAGGACATTAATTGCTGCCGCAGAACTCATCCCGGTATTGAAAGCCAGTGACGCGGCCAGTGAAGGATTCGCAGCTGCATGCTTACTGCCGAAAATACGGGCGCAGCGTTTACGCTCAGCAGCGCGTGCATTTTTTACCGCCTTACTCTCTTTGCGATCGTCGTCGCCGTCGTCTTCAGAATCATCATCTTCTGACGCATCCGGATCATCGCAGTCATCTTCAGCATCATCGTCGCGTTCGTCTTCTTCCGCGTCGTCGTCGCGCTCATCATCATCGGCATCATCTTCGCGCTCATCCTCTTCCGCGCGACGGGCTTTCGCTTTTTTGGCTTTTTTATCCTCTTCTTCCTCAGAAGCGGAAGGGCCAAGACCAATGAGGTGAGCAAAACTAAACGTCTTTTTCTTTGCCATTTCAGGCTCCTGTTTTTTCAAGTAAGTTTTTGAACGCAGCGTCAGGAGGACACACCTCATCAGCCAGTCCAATTTCAACGCCATCAGCAGCCATAAAACAGGCGGCCTGGGTACTTTTTATAACCTTTGCGCTAATCCCCCGGTTTCTGGCAACAGTGTTCACAAACAATTCGCCCATGGTGTTAATGTCCTGCTGGATGGCGGCCAGCGCTTCATCTGACAACTCTCTCAGCGGCGAACCTTCAGCCTTGCGGGATCCATAGGTGATGATCGTAACTTTAAGACCGTCATCTTTAATCCGCTGCGTCCAGTCAAGGTGCATGGTGATCACACCCACAGAACCCACTCCGCCGGTGCGCGGAACAGAAATCCGGTCCGCTGCACTGGCAATGGCATACGCAGCGGAATAAGCGCTTTCCGTCAGAATGGCATGGATAGGCTTTTTCCCCCGGGAGCCGTAAATGACATCAACCAGATCGAAGCATCCAGCGACCTCGCCGCCGGGTGAGTCGATATCCAGGCAAATGCCCGAAATGTCGGGATCTTCCATCGCAGTAAGAAACGCCTGACGAATGCCGTCATACCCTGTCATTCCACTGTACGGACGCAGACTGCCCAGTTTTTGCACCAGCGTTCCGCATATCGGGATGACGGCGACACCCAGCACATTGTCATAACCCGGATCACTACGGGATTCACGTCCCCGGTTATCGTCATATCCGTACCAGTCATCCTCCATGGCAAGAGAAGATTCGATTTTACTGATACCAAATCGGTCCATTACGGATGCCATGATGACTTCGGCTTTACTCGGGTGCAGCGCCAGCGGGGTGTTAAATAATCGCTGGGCCAGATGGGGTAGATTCACTTTTCCTCCGGATCGGTAATGGTCTGGCTCGCAAACTGGTCAGCCTGTGCCCAGCTCGGAAGCGGTAATCCGCGTTTAAGACATGACTCAATTTCTCTCTGGCGCTGATCAAGCACTTCTTCCCAGTCTTCACCGACGTTTTCACCCACCTCAATCTCGAGGGTGGAAAGTCCGGCATCCAGACCAAGAATGGCGCCTTTTTTCTCTGCAACCGGATCCACCCAGCCGCGCCCTGGCCCCATCCAGCGCGCGCGAGAATACGCGGCTCTGGCGTCAACAAAATCAGGTGCGCCTGCGGGCAGGGGTAAATCCTCATTGTCGTGAACTTCTTCAACAAAGGCGGTGAGAATGGGCTGAGCGAAGCCGGTAGAAAAATCGTCCCGGCGGCGAGTCAGTGTTTTCCATGCCTCCAGCAACGAGGAGCGTGCAGAACTGTAGTTAACGTCAGACCAGTCCTGGGTGACCTGCTGTGGGGACAACCCTGTTCCTGAAGAAAAATTACGGAGAACAGCAGATTCGAAGACTTCAAAATTGCTGTAGGGCCGCGCCGCGTTAACCGTCGTGATTTTCTCACCAGGATAAAGAATGGGCATTCGGGCACCATTCTGAAGTGTCAGACGCCGATCGTTATGGAACTCAACACGCCCGTCCTGATAAGTGCCTAACTCCGACTCGTCATAGGTCTCGCCCAGGGCAGACTGAACCATCGCAGGGTCATAGGGTGACTCAATGTAAGCGGCGAATATGGCATTAAGAATTGCTGCCTCAAGCTCACTCTGGTCATACTTCACCAGCATTTTCAGACGCTGAATAACCGGAGTCAGGATGCCGTTACCGCGGTGCTGCGCGCCACGCTCATGATCAAAATCGTGAACCACATGCGGGCGGCCCCAGTCAGTTTCACGCGGGATACGCTGCCACGTCATGGTTTTAGCCCCGCTCCACCAGTCACCGATATGGGCCTCCCTGATGTGGTAAGCAACCGGCGCACCGTCCGCATCAATTTCAACGCCACCACGGACATTTGGCATATCGAAATTCTGCTGAGGATTACTGAGGCGGTCAGGATCGACAATCTGTACCGTGGTGGCGTAACGCCCTCTTCCGGGACCAAGCCTGTCAGTTCTGTACTGGAGAATGGCCAGAGCATCCCCGTCAATAAGCTTGTGACGAAATCCCAGGCGCAACATCTGCGACACGGTGAGTTTTCGTTCAACATCACAATACCGGCCAGGATCGTTACTCCAGGTCCGCCAGTGCCCGTCCAGTGCTTTTCCGTACTCTTCCGCCCAGGACGCATCAAACGCCTTGTTTCCGGTGATCATTCTGAGAACACGGTAATCGGGTTTCATGATGGGGCGGAAGTTGGCACCAACCGCATTATCCAGCAGACGTGTGACCGCACCGTTTGCCCAGCCGTCATTACGGACCAGATCGCGTGCGCGGGACACGATGCGATCCCGGTAAATGTTAATTTCATTGTCCGGGGACCACAGCGCGGGTTGCCAGTTCGCCAGTTGATCGCTGAAAGAGTCAGCTGCGTCATAAGGTACGCGGCTCCCCCCCACCAGCATAGAGGGACGCTGCTGTCGCAACGGCTGCCCATCAGAGCCCAGTATCTGTACTTTATTCATCAGAATCTAAACCTCGCTGGTTTCCGGGGACGAGAGATAATCCCCAGTTGCGCCTGCAGAAGTTGAATCAGGGCCAGCAGATCAGCCAGGGTGCTTTGCTGATAGGACACTGATCGCGTCCCGTCTCCCTGCGTATAGGAAAACGAAACACCGTGGCTCCCGGTTGCTAAATCAATGTACGCCTGCTGAGCTTTCGCAAGCGCATCCCTGAGCTGATCGTCAGTCATTGCGCCGGCAAGCAGGCTGGTGTTCCGGTTGAACATGATTTTCCTTATTTCGGCAGGAGTTGCGATATTCGCTTACGTTTGACCGGCGCTGGTTCTTCAATAACCGCACCCGGCAGCTCGTAATTGATTTTTTCTTCCTGTCCAACTGGCGCTGGCAGGAACTTATCCGGATCGGCTTCGAGGTTGGCGGCCCGGACGTTGAGTTTTAACCCCATATGTTTGAGACCGCACAGCGCGGCATAGCTGTAAACGAGGCAGTCAAGCGCTTCGTTAGCTCGTCCTGGTATTGCTTCCCAGATACTGTACCGCTGCCCGGAAATGACTTTGTAAACCAGTCGCTCCGCCAGCAGCTGATTGAAGTACCCGAGATCGCGATCGTCAGGAAAATGCATATAACCCGCAGCGGCGGCGCCAGGTTTGGGTGGCTCAAGATGCAGGCGACCGCGTATCACGTCTTTCGCTGAGTTAACCCCCAGAATGACAGGGCGGAAACTGGCTTTGCTTTTCGATGATGGTCGTTTGGTCGGCCAGACAGGATTGCGTTTGCCTCCCTGTGCAGACTCCCCCTTAATTGCCCAGACACGACGGCCAAGACGCTCTTTGGCGAATTCGTATACCTTCTGCGTATGGTGGCCGCCGGAGTCCATGCACGTTGCCATGATATTCAGGCCGCGCCCGTCACCACGTCGCCAGATCTGTTTCAGGTATGCATCCAGTCGCTTCCAGGGTTCTTCCGTCTCAAGGTCACCATAAATAACGTCATGCGCGACCGACCACGATTCTTCATCTCTCCCCCAGCCGGTGATCGTAATTTCGAAGCGATCGTCCTGGGTATCAACTCCAGCTGTTAACAATGCCACCCCGTCCGGAACGACGGCCGGAAATATTTCCCGGCGCGCCAGCAGAACATCAACAGGGAGCTGTTTCCCATGATTAGGTCGGTGCGGAAGCCCCATCTGGGTATTCCACCACGCCTGTTCCTTATCCGGATCGCCCTTCGCATCGATATATTTTTTCGCAATATCCGACGGCTTATCTTTTTGCCAGGGGCTGAAAAGCTTGGATGCCTGGTACCCCGCGTGGTGGTTATCGACTGCCTCCTTTCCACAGGAGGGGCAGATTGCGCGATAGACCGCATGCCGTTCCGACTCTGACCATTGCCAGACCTTTTCAACGCTGCCCTCGTCTGCCGCCCGCCAGGCAAGGTCATAATCCATCAGCGGTGAGTGCCGCTCCCCGCAGCACTCAAATGGGCGCGTCTGATGCCATCGAATAGTGTGCAGAGCTCTGAGGCGCTGTCCTTCGGACCAGCCACTACCACAGCATTCGCAATAGAGCATCGCCGATTTAGTCAGGTGTTTATCTCCCTCTTTCGGCCACTGAACGTGTTTGAAAAAGTCGGGGAACTGGCGGTGGCCACAGTGCGGGCAAACCACAGATGCCCGGCGCTGATCGGAGTCGGCGTAGCTGTCAGCAATGCGGCTCTCATCCTCCACCGTCGGCGAACAGGCGCGTACAGACAGCCAGGTCAGGCCAAATGTCGCTGTACGCTCTTCGGCCAGCGCAATTGGATCGCCTTCGCGGGTTATCGGGTACTTGTCCACTTCATCCGCCAGCAGGACACGAATCGGACGACGCGCAAGGTTATCAGGGCTACCAGCACCCGCCAGCGCCAGAAATCCGCCAGTGAATGCCTTGTAAAGAATGGTTTCTTTCGAGCTTTTCTGTTTCGAATCACCGATGATTTTACGCAGTACCGGCGTCACCCTTACCAGCGGGCTAATACGCTCTTTCGAAAACTGTTCAGCGGCTTCTTCTTTCGGCTGCAGCAGCAGTATCGGACAAGGATCGAGGTGGGCAAAATAGCCAAAAAGGTTTTCCAGCAGTGCTGTCTTCATCAACTGGGTACAGCACATTACAGTGATGATATGAACCCCGGACTCCGTCGCGGCAAGCATCGGTCCGCGGGCAATTTCTACCGTCGATGTTTCCCAGTTTCCCGAAGTGCTCCCAGCCTCTTTTGCCAGCTTACGATAGTCATCTGCCCACTGCGGCACACTGATACGCGGCGGGGGTGTCCAGCCTTTGCGGACGCTTAATTCAAGACGCTCAATCTTCTGCCGGGTTAAACTCTGGCTCTCCGAGGACTGAGATGTGTTTGTGGACATGTTCAATCAGCACCTCTGTCATCCTGTCCGCCGGTACATCCAGATCAGCAGCCATTAGCGGCGCCACCCTGGACGGCCAGTTAAGCCAGGCATCACGCTGTTGGCGAAAGGCGTTGAATAAAACCTCCTCGGCTGCTGTCAGCTCAATAAGCTGGCCGCTGTCTTTTTCATACTGCAGCTTTGCCTGTAGGGCCATGTAATTCTCGCGGATACGTCCCGCTTCCTCTCTCGAAAGATCTGCCCCTTCAGTGAGCATTATCTGGCGGACAGTTTTATTGATTTCATCACCGTCATCATCGTTATCGCTAACGACGGGAGTTTTCTTTTTCTTCGCGTTCGAGGCACGCGGGTCTTTGCCATCGCGGTTTTTCTTCAATGCCGCATCGCTGGCCTCTACGTCAATCAGGTCTCCGTCCATCACAATGAAGCGCCCGGCTTTAATCCACCGGCCAATTGTTTTGCGATCCACACCTGAATGTTGTGCGTACTGACTCTGGTTCATCGTGGTCATGGGACATCACCTGGGACATTTTCTGGGGTGGGACATTCGTCTGGGACATTTTTGCCATGTCCCACCAGAATGTCCCACTGGAATAAACTGGAATAGCCAGAGCTGGCGAGGTGTCCGTAATGATCGCCAGAGGTGGGACATGGGACACAAATCTGAAAGTTGTAGCTAGGAAAACACCGCGGCGCGCAATGCCCGTACCTTACAAAAGTCTCAGGAAGGACCCATTTTTTTATGGCTTCGACCATTCGCTCCGACTATGATTATTCCTATTCAATACAAGGAGAATGTAATGGGTAACAATATAATCAAAATAACTTTCGTAGCCGCAGTGCTGGCATCACCAATTGCTCATGCCCAGTGGGTAACTAATACTGAAGATGACCTTTTCTCTGGTGGTAAGAAAGCAATGATGCTTGGCGAGGTTTCATCCGACAATGGCGCCATTGTGTTTGACTGCACTAAAGAAAAGCTATCGGCGGCATACGTTGAAATGGATAAAAGCACCGAATCACTATCAGAGGTACCAATGGACCTGATAATGAAGGTCGACGGGAATACCGCAGTGAAGCTCGATGCTACCCTTTCAAGACGTAATGTTCAGAGCCTCCAGATTCAATCGGATGACGCGGACCAACTAAAAACAGTGCTTAAGCAGCTTCAGGGGGCGAAATCCAAAGTGTTAGTTGGTGTGCAAACAAAGGATGGCGGAAACCAGCATTCCATGTCAGCCAATGTTTCTGGATCGACAACTGCAGTAAACAGCTTCATAAAAGCTTGCGAAATTAACTTATAAGTTACTGCTTTTATTTTGCCGTCCTGATGGCTTCTGCTATCGCCTGATTTAAAGCAGACGGTAGCAGTGCGTTCGCCATGGTATGGGACCTATCCATATACCCCAGCACTGGAGTCACAGGTAGCGCATCACCAAACCGGATCAAAAGCTTTGGAGAACGCTGTTTGCGTTTCGGTCTTCGCGTCCCGTTAGCGGAACGTTTGGCCCGTCGCTTCTTAGCTTTCATCGGCTTCTTACGCTGCCAGACAGCGTTAACGCCATCAACCTCACCTACGAATACATTTTCCTTTGTTTTAAGCTGTGAGAGCTTATTACGCGGCATGTTGCCGTATTTGTTTAGCTTAACGTTCTTGGGATTTAATAGAGCCTGGCTATTGAGCTTGTGCTCTCCGCCAAACTCGAATGGTTCCAGATAACCAGCAGCGGTATCGCGGACAAAAACCTTTGCGGTCAGATTGTTCTTTCTTGCCGCCACCGAACCAACTGATTTAACGGTAAACGGCGTGGGGCTCTCCAGATGTCGTTCGAATGCCGTCTTCTGAGCCAACTCAATCTGGCGTACAACTTTTGTCATCGCCTGAGCTGTGGCAAACGGGATTTGCTTTTGCAGTTGCTTTAACTGGTTTGATAAATCCTTCAGTGTTGCCATATCAGTCACCTGTATTTACTGCCTATTCTTCAGCATTATCGATTACAGTTACTGTCTGAATATCAGGATGTTACTTATCGTTGAGTCTGGGTAAGGTAATGGCTCAGCCCGTCAGCGGTGGGACGTTGGCGTACCAGCCTTGAGAGGAGTGCTGATTGCCTCTTGATAAGGAGACTTATGCAATTTCTTCACAAACGAATGCACCTGAATGCAGGTGATGTCGTTGTTGTTGACTGCTCGCACCAGTGCAACATCCTTCTCACTACCGACAGTAACTTCAATAGTTATAAAAATAACCGGGGTTTTCATCATCATGGTGGTGGTGGTTTCTTCGAGAGACTTCCGACCCGGTTGGTTGCGCCTCATATGGGATACTGGAACGTTACGATTGATTTAGGTGGTGGCTCAGGAAATGTCACTCACAGCATCAGAGTCATTCCAGCATAATAACTCACCCTTTGCCTGAGCTAAGGCATCCTCAAGGGCGGCAATAATCTTTTGCTGTACGCCGTCCTTAATATAACTCCTGCAGGCCACACCTTCAGATGTTTCATTATCACGCATCCAGATAACTTTGGAGTTGTGTTCAACTAAAATTTTCATGATTTTTACCCCGTCGTTAACAATGATAATAAAGCATTATCGCAGACACTCAGGGAATGCCTGCTGTAATGCCTGTTCGGTGATGGCAATAAAAAACCGCCCGGAGGCGGTTACAGTGTTTTGTATGGTTTCGGCTTAGGGTCACCATGCTGGATGTGTGACATAATCACATCGTCACTAGGCTTATTCCCATGACAGCCAACCAGATAAATTTCATCACCAAGCTGATATTCGAAAACATCAAACTCAGCATCCTCGAAGATCGGGGCACCCCCAGAGCTTTTCAGAAGCCTAAATGTCCGATCAGGAGCCTTAATAACGGGACTGTAGCTCTCGAGAGCCCAAACATCACCTTTCCAGCCAGCACCAAACAAAATTATTGTCAGCATAGTCATCCCTCTCGTAGTAGAGGATTAATTATACCAACAGCAAAATAATCATTGCAAATCAGCTAATTATGTCAACCACAATAAAAATTGCGATATTCATCCCCATTATCAAGCCCACCCGCAGATGAGCTTTGTAATGGCTACTTCGCTTTTGCTTCCGCTCGCTTACGCCGGCGCTCTTCTTTCCTCTCGGCTTTTGCCATGTCCATGAATGCCTGCATGATCGAGTTCCGCATCATGTAGCTAACAAAGTGATGATTGACACAGCCGTTGAGGCGCAGCTGCTCGCCAAACTCATCCACCGAGGCCAATGCTTCCATCATGCCCTTCTCGCCTTTCATGAACTCTGAGAAGTCGCGCCCCGCTCTGGAGGCGCATTCAATGACACGATCACTCATCCCGGAAGCCCGGGGATCGTAATCTGCAGCTGGTTAGCCAGGGAGTTAATCTCAGCGACCAACACTGGCTTCGTATAGCGCCATGCCGCCAGCCCTTGTCCGCAGAAGCTCGCCATGTCTTTCTTCTGGTCAAACTCATGACATTTCATGTTGAGCTGCGCACTTAAGCTGTTGCGATGCTGAAGTTCTCCAGTGAAGTAGTCATCGAGGACTTTATAGGCCGCGTACTTGAACCCGGGGTTTAACCAAGCCGCATAATCGTAAGCAACAAACTTCCCGCCATATGTTCCACCGTGTACACCGCGCTCAGTAAAAACCACAGATTCGTGGTTTTTCTCCAGCTCGGCTAAGAACTCTTTGGTCTGCTTGTTTCGCAGGTAGTGGTACGGAGATTCAGATTCACTTTTACCACTGGCTTTCCACATATCAGTGAGGCAGATCATTCCTGATTCATCAACACGGATCGGTGTATTAAAAAGCGTGATTGCTTTCATAGCGTCTTTACCTTTTAGAAAGTGAGCCTGTCTCACAGAAAAGCCGCCCGAGAGAGGTCGCCACCTATAACGGCATTTCTCAGGCTCGCTTACTGAAAGGCTCTCGTTAATATGCGCGTGAGATGCGCGTTTACTGCTGGTATAAAAAAGCCTCGCAATTGCGAGGCCTGGGGTTATTTGTATCGCGACCCACTACCTGTGAATGACAAACAGAGATTTACATTTAGGGCAAAGTAACGCCTGTTGTTGGCGTACTTTCGTGGTCGAGTGTGTGGATTTATGTCCGCATATCGGGCACATGACAGTCGTATTGGCTGCAAGCCCAACACGCTGCATTGCATAATCGAAAAATGACATGGTGGTTAACCTTTCAATGAATGTGGCTTATTATACCATGCATAGCTCAATTATTAATCAATCATCATCGCATGCTTGATGCCATTTAGCTTTGTCGCAGGCACTCAGTGAATGCCTGCTGTAATGCCTTACTCTTCAACCGCCGCACCTTCCGGCAACTCAACACAACCAAAGACAGGCATACCCGGAGAACGGTCATCTTCCACCGCTACCAGTTGCGATTCGGAATACCAGCGCTCAGTCGCACATTTATTGGCGGCCTGGTAGTAAATAAAGTACTGGTTCTCACCTGTCACATGCTGGGAGCGGGCCTGTACCTCGCCGAACTCATCACTAATGCGCAAGTTCACTAGTTGCCCAAGACAGAATTTAAAGTCTTTTGCTACAGGAAAGATTGCAGCGCCGTTTTGTTCTTTTTCCATTACTCCCTCTCTTATTGTTAAAGAACCCCGCTATTGCGAGGCTCTTACGTTCTCTATTTCCCGTATTCCGGAAAAATTGCCATTACCCTTTTCTATCGTTGCCAGCAAAGGTTCAATCCAGAGGACGGCCTGGCAATACGTCATTGAGCTGGCGGCAGCGGTACTATCATCGGTTGCGTTAGTGTTCCCGGTATCGGGGTGCATTGCGCTGGCACGTAAACGGTACGCGTATTTGAGCAGCCCACCAGCGACATCAGCAGGAACAGGCAGATCACAGGTCTTTTCACGTCGGAGAATCTCCCGGTATTCGATGACAGTTTTCTCAGTACCGGCATCGATCAGCGAGTTAAGGCGGTTGGCGTTCTCTGCTATCTGGTTAAACCGATTGAAGTTGAAAGCCTGTGTAGTTATCACCGTCGCCTGCAGCGCGTTATCATTACGTAATACCCGATTCTCACTCTGTTCTGTTTCAAGAGCTGAGCGGCTACGAACCAGTAATACGCTAAGCACTGCAATAATGATTACGACAGCCACCAGCAGAACCGCAACAATCGTAATTTTTCTGGGTTTCATCAGAATACCCCCGGAACTGATACCGGAATGCCAGGGTTAAGCGGCCCGAGTCCATCCCCCAGAACCTGAGGTTTCTCTGCCCACAGGCAAACTTCACGCTCAATCTCACGCCTCGTGATTAAACCCTTCCACTGTTTGTCACCAGCATAGATCCAGCGCCGCAGTTGTTCGCATGCGCCTTTCGAATCACCCTGGTTGATTTTTCGTAACAGTGTGGAGGTTTTGAAGTTTCCCGCGCCTACGTTATACGCAAATGAGTACAGCGCCCCTCTCATCGTTTCGGGGATCGGAGCATTGATATATGGGTTAATCTGTCGGGCGACAATATTCAGGTCTTTATCCAGCAGCGCCTGGCACTCTGCTTTGGTGTAGGTCTTGCCGAGGATAATATCTTTACCAGTATGGCCCCAGCATACAGTCCACACTCCAACAACATCCCGATAAGGCTGATAGCGTACACCTTCAAGGCCATCATTACCCGTTGGGCCAGTAATCAACGCCGCAGCGATAGCAATAGCGCCAGCGGGTATCGCTGCAATAACGCTATTCTTCAGCTTTGGTGGCATAGCCATTGCGCCGATCCTCCCGTTCTTTCCAGCGGAAATACCAGTTCACTGCACAGGTAATAACAGTGCATGCGATACCGACAATAATTGCCCAGTCGCTCAGGCTTAACCCTGCAATTCTGTCGGCCAACATCCAGGACACCTCTTTTGCTGTTTTAGCTGTTTCGGCATATGCCTTCGCTGATACACCGCAGCGGTCAGCGTGGTTCCTGTTCCATATGAAAGTCTGCTGTAAATGGTGCTCATTCTGGTCATAGCCTCACCTCCGATTTTTCGGATGGCGCTGTGTGTGTGTTTGAAAAGGGTCAGGCTTCACGGGCTGGATTTATCAACAAAGCACGTAGCGGATGATTCCCGTGAGCCTGAAATTGATGAATATGTCTGAAATAACTAGACCATTAGTAAAACAACTCGATAAATGTGGTTAAATGAGACTACGTTCTCACAACTTAATTAGTACCAATGATTATCAAGCCCTGCCCCTACTGCGGAAAGTTAATTAACCCAGAATCACTTGTGTGTAGCCACTGCCGGATAGTGAATCCTTTTGTGAAGGCCAGCAGAAGAGAAAAAGCGAAGAATGTATTAGTAATCGCTCTCGTTGCTGCTTTTTTAATTTGGATGATTCTCTGAGTTGCCAGTTTTCAATGAAGATAATGCGGGCAAAAAAAGCCTGCTCGGACGAACAGGCATGAAAAATAACAATACCGTCAAGGAGGTGGCGCCGGGTGCCTCCCGGTGGAACAGCCCCAGCCGACTAGTTCCGCGCAAACAAACCTGGACAAAAAAGTTTGACTGGTCGCCCCTCCGCATAGGGGGATTCACCACACGAATAGATTAACAACATGTTAATTTTCTGGTCAATAAGATATAAGCAAATGATGACATGCAGTTTTCTTATTGCTGAGTAACTTCAATCTGGTTCAGGGCTCTGCGCGGAAGGGCTTTGACGTGTCGTGCAGCACGTCTCTACCCAAGAGCCCTGACCGGATCGCAGGCATAAAAAAGCCCCGGCGGATTGCCGAGGCTAATTTTACAAACTGGTATATGACTATCATCTTCATGCCGCCACTTAAAGTTAAGGCAGCATATCAAAGTAGACTCAAATATGACGTATTTAATTGACTTTTGCAAGACCCTGCTGCGAAAAAGTCGCTTTTTGTTGTGATCGTGTTCTCACAGCACAGAGAAGAGAGTCGCTATCAAGCCGCTTAAAAATGGCGCACATAGCCCGCCAGTAATCAGCGTAGTTATGGCACCAGTTATCAGGCTTAACGCCACACAGGGCTGCAAGGTCCTGGTGCTGATATACATACTTACCCGCCAGCTCTGCTTTCACGTCCTGTGCCGCCAGCCATATCAGTTTCTTCAGCCGCTCCATCGTCTTGCCGGCCACTTTCTTAGCGCCGAGTTGATCACGGAATTCTTCCCATGCCCACTGTGTTATCGCTACCTGATACTCAAAGCGGATATTGTCGCTGTAGTTCCACAGCAACCAGGATTTCTGGTGGTCTTCCAGCGACAGGAGGGCGCGGCGCCAGCTGGCTGTCGAGTATTCAACGGGCAGAACGAGAGCGATTGAGGAACCCTTAGCGCGGGACTGGCTGCCGCTCATCGGCGGTCCATCCGGGTTAACCATTTTTTGCTTCACCTCGCTATACACCTTCTTCCGGCCACGGCTGCGCGCCGTAGCGGTAAATTGCGCGTTCTCTGCAAAAGCTACCAGTTGCCCTTTCGTCGCACCACTCAGATCGGCGGTGGCCACTATCAGCTGCTGGCGAACAAATTCCAAGTATTGAGCTGTCATGCTGCTTCTCCCAGGCGCTTATAGATACGGACGAAATTGCGTAATATTTTGTAGTCGACCAGCACGGTGCCGCGGCTACGCAGGAGGCGAAGCTTTTGCCAGCGGTCGCGGATGCGTTCGATAACGTCACGGCTCATGCGGACTCCATTTCAGTAATGGTTAGCTCAAGCCGCCCACCTTTGACGACAGGCATTCTCTTCACGCTGTAGTAGTCAACCTGCTGGTCATCGAGCCAGAAACCCGATTTCGTCAGGGCGTCGAATGCTGCCTTTTGCAGATTGTCCAGGTCACGGCGCCGGCGATCCGGCATGTGACACTCAATACGGATTTTCAATGGCGTGGCCAGGCCGATATCAAGCATCGAGTCTTTGATGATTCTGGCGACGCTGTCGCGGTATGCCTGCCCTTCCGCGCTGATGTGTGTGCGTCCCCGGTTGTGCCGGTAGTAGCGGTTGTTGCTTGGCGGCCAGGGTAATGAAATGCGATATTGTTTCATGCTTTTATCAACCCCTCTTTCATCCAGATAACCTGCGTTCTGGCCATTCCCTCCAGCGCGCACTCCTTCGCATACTCCGCATCTACCAGGCGCGTGCGGCGGTCTATTTCATCGTGACAGGATGAACAGGCGATAGCGGCGAGCAGATCAGGCGGCTTAATCCCCGTCCCGCACAATCCAGCAATGCGGATATGGGCCAATACCGTGGTTTCAGGGTTGCCGTTGCAGACGCCCGGGATGCGAACCTGGCATTCACGACCGCGAGCTGCTTTACGAAGATTGGCCATGCTCACCCCCATATACGTTGACGAAGTGATCGCGGAGTATGCTCCGGGCGAACACAAACCGGCAGCCGGGCGCTGACCGTCCAACTCAGATAATCCGCGTTAAGGCTTTTCTCTGTGACAATGCCTCGCGCCTGATATCTGGACACTAACTGTTCGGCCTGCTCGGTTGTGCAGTCGGGATGCTGGAACCATGAGTATTTCATCGCCATCACCCCGCAAAGCTCAGCAGCTGACTGGCGGCGTTTTCAGCCTCAGCCGGCGAGTGGAACTTGCGACGCAGAATGTAGTTCCAAAGCACATTCAGCACTGATTTGTAGACGCCGTTAAACTGGCTGTCGTCCATGCTGGCGAAGGAGATCGACTTTGCGACACGACGACGGCTGCCGTCAGGCATCTGGTATTCGTCATAAAAGCCAGCCTGAATGGTTGCCCACTCGCGGAAGGATTCGAAGTGTTTCAGCAGCGCCATATCGCGGGAACGGGATATACCGACCGAGGAGAGATACATCTCCGCGGCATTCTGGAGTGCAGCGCGCTGATCGAGGTCGGATGAGAGAAAGTCGATAAAACCGGATATGAGGGTACGCTCCGCGGGCTCAATGAGACCACCGGAAGGCGTCCAGTAGTGATACCCGAGAGTCAGAAGTTTGAAGAACTTCTTGTGGAATGCGTAATTCCTGGGCTTGCGGAACTCACCGCAAAGCAGTTGCCCTACGGGGATAAGTTGCAGGTATTCGCTGGTTCCCGGCTCTGCGGGAATCAGTACGTTTTGATAACTTTTCTCAAATTGCAGTGTTTGCGCCATGTGTCCCCACTTGGCGCCGGGGTAAAGTTGTCAGTTGTCCAGACTGACCAAGTAATTATGGATGGCTGATGCTTATAAATCAATGGACAACTAATGGGTAAATTCCTTGGGAACAGGAGATATACCAGATAGAGAAATTAAATCAGGCAACTCATTGCCATGTAAAGTTCGCCCAACACCAACCGCGTAGACTTTGCCATCTACTGGAATCAAATGAACATCATATGAACGATTGAATTGTGCGTTTGGCGGCCGATGACTACTGCCTACTGATGATTCAAAAATAGTCAACCTGCTTTTTAATTCTGTATCTTCATGGATTTCTCCATCACGCCCGTATCCTACTAGCAAATATTGAATTTTATTCATTTCACCCTCGATTAATCGGCTATTTCTTAGAGTTCTGCTCGGCCATTTCAATATAGCGCGGATCGGATGCCTTGGGGAGTTGGATGCTCTGCTCGCGGTAGTAGCGGACGCGCTCCATGAAATACTCACGTAGATGCTCAGGCTGCTCTCTGGCCACCACTTCGGCGACAACCGGCATGTTCAGGCGCTCTTTGTAAGCGACGCCGGACGCTGCCAGGTCGACGTTGACCTTGTCCTGATCGTCTTTCGATTTGGCTGCAATGTTGAATTTACTCATGATTAATCATCTACATATCGCACATCCAGAACCACGTTTCCATCAAGGTCCTTTCTCACAATATGAACATCTTCCTTAAATGGCGGCTTGGTTTGCTCGATAACAGTCACTGTAGCTGTGCCAATTTTGTTCTGATTCTCATCCAGGACAATGTAACTTCTATCTATGCGGCTTGCTAAATGCCCCCTCCTGACTGTTCCATCGTCCAAAAGAGTGTAGCCAGCTTCAAGGTTCATTTTTTCTTTAAACATAAATCCCCCTCAGGTTATGAAGGGGATTATATATCACTAACAGATTAGCTGCGCGGCTTTGCGTTCTGCGGGGGATTTAGCCACGAATCGCACTCCACGCCAGATTGATTAATGACTCCCAGGCAATATAAACCCGGATACCAGCAACCAGGCCGAAGCCAATCACCATGGCATAAAGCAGAGCATTGCACTTGGTCATCACCTCACCTCCTGCGGCGCTGCTGGCAGCGGCATCCAGTGGGTGATTTTCTCTGGCTCCCAGCACTGCCAATGACCATACATGGCATGATGAACTCGCTTATACATTCCGTCGAATGTGAGAACAGATACATCATTCTCCGGCATCCGCTCGCTTACCGGAATCCATTTACCCGGCACGGTGGCAGGGTCACTGCCGGGAGACTGCGGGGCGGCTGCGAGCTCACGAACAATGCGCTTAATGCTGTCGATACGGTCATCATCAACAGGGTCTACCGTTTCAATCCGATCAAGCATCATCAGCGCTGCGTTTGCTTTATCGTTGCATGTCCAACCATCCGGAATCACCTGAGAGTTGCCAGCCTCATAAGCTACGCGCATCCAGTGATAAAAAGCTTCAGAGGTAACACAGCCGCAATCAACCTCAATGACGCCGTTTTGTTGCGATAACCATTCTTCGAATTTCATGACTTACCTCCGTTGAGCATGGCGGCGCGTAGAACCCGCGCAATGCGTTCACGAAGTTGCTGTGTCCCATGATATTCAATCGCAATATCGCGCAACTGATTAACCAGTTCGCGGATTTGATGGTCTTTCGGCACTACCGTCGCTGGCTGCGCGTGGCGACAGAGAAGCACATCTCCCATCTCTTCGCGCTCAGGAGGCCACACATCGGCATCAGCACCACTTAGGAGATAATCAAGGTTAGCCAGGTCAATTACCGCCACCGGCTCGCTGTCCGCTACCGGCTGCGCTGGCGGCATATCTGGACCTTTGCGAATAGCTTTTGCCAGCTCGATAGGGTCATCGTAAAGCCAGTCTCCGGTTTCAGGGTGGTTGGCTTCCGCCAGTTTGGCGGCCCACTCCAGACCGTCTTTGTGTCCCTGTAGGTAGTCGATAGGCAAACACTCAGACTCGCTGTCCATTGCGGCCAGAGCCATGCGGGCTAGTTCCTGCACCTCTTCGTGCGTACACTTCACCCATGCGCCAGGATTTGCTATCTGAGCTATTCGCTCTCTGGTTATGGTTGATTTGGTCATTTGTCGGCCCCATCGCGCAGCTGCTGGGCGAATAATCTTGCTTGCTTAGCCGTGTATTTCAGCGTCTCAGAAGACTCCCCGTGATCGTAAAACTCCTCTTCATCACCAACTTTTTCTGTCATCGCTGCAAACTCTTCCACCCCATCAGCCTTAATCCCGACTACGAAGCGATCTGTGGCGGGGGTTTCTACTGCTGTCAAATTAGCCCGGTGGTCATTCCATCCGCGCGCATATATCGGGTTTATAGACATGCCGTCCTTCACGCAATACCGCTGTCCACCACGATTGATAACTTCAATTTCTTCCGCAACGGCTGCCTTCAGCGCCACATTCTCCGCAGACAGCTGCTCAACCTGAGACTTAAGCGCCTGAATTGCCGTATCCCGTAGAGCCCGCAACGAGCGAATTTCGTTGGCTACCGACGCAGGGCCATCCTCGCCGCAAGCTTCCATCATGGTCTTTTCCCATACAAGCTCTGCATTCAGCGCCGCATCACGCTCGCCAGCAACACGAATCGCCCAGCGCATAACGTCCAGATACTTCTGCTCTCTGATCGACAGCTCGCCTGCGCTCTCCAAGAAGGCGATGAGCTCGTTTACTGCCTGTAGTGTGATAGTCATGCTGATGTTCTCCCGTAAACAGCCAGTACCCGCTTCATCGCCGGGCTTTGCCGACACTCGTTAAAAATCTGATTGGTGCTCTTCCTGCCTGAAATTTCTTCTTCAGTGGCCAACCGGTAGTAAACCGTACGCCACACCCGAGCTTCCGCTACCAGCACCCCCTGCTTTGCCAGGATATTTGCAGCCTGGTTGATGCAGGTATGCGTCATTCCTGAAGCCGCGGCGACATCTGGAGAGCTGCAGGTTTTATGCGTTTTCAGGTAGTTCAGAATTGCGTCTTTGCCTGTCATCATTGCCACCTGTTCTCAAGAAGCGCCTGTCCGTTGCGAATGAGCTTGGCCTTGTCCTTCTCGCCAATCAGAAATGGCATTGGTTCGCGCAGGAATCCCGCGCGCATGTTCTGCGCATCATCCATGCCGATCATCACCGTTTCGCACTTGCTGACGCCGGTTATCAGGTAAGAGCGGTAACGCTTTTCGAACTCGCGGGAACGGAACGGCAATTCCTCTTCGCTCATCCCGGCAAATTCAATCCACCCACCCATATCGGCAATGACCGCATGGATGATCGGATCATCAAACACAACGCTGTTGCGGCGCCCATAACTGCAGATTGCCCTGTATGCTTTCGACCAGGCCATCAGCGCTTTGCCATCTTTGTTGCCTTCGATGTGACGAAGAAGATCCGCAGGCTTAGGGAAAAACTGGCCGTTGTCGGTATCGCGGGTATGCCCCTGGAAGGAGCGCATCACATCTTCAACCGGGTAAGGCTTGAGGGCATTCCAGTAAATACCCACCATCACCTCGGATATATCCTTTCCGTAAATCTCGCCGATCGCTGCCATGGACTGGGCGAACTTTGGTTTTTCAGAATCGTTCATCAGAAAAGTTCTCCTGAATCAGTGCCGCCAGCCCAGCGCTGGAGGGTTTCAAGGTTGCGAGCCGTTGTGGCTGAGTACTGGCCCTGAGCAATTGCCATTGCGTGAGCATCGCCGGCCATATCACGAAGTTTTTCGACCTGAGCAGCGTCTCGCAGGAGCGTCTCAATGCCGTCATAGCGCTTTCTGGAAGGGTTCTTTCCCATAAGCCACGGATCGCCTTTTGCGCCAGTTATGGCCCGGCACAGCTCGTCCACAGTGAAGCCTTCCGCCAGTCGCGCCTTGATGCGCTTGCGGCGTTTGTCGTCGAGTTTTGCTGACGGGTGGTCATGTTCTTTCTGCCAGTGGGTGAAAACCAGTCTTACAGGGTCGGTCTTCGGCTGCTCCTGAATAACCGGATCGGGATCTGGTTTTCCACACTCGTCCCCAGCGGGGACTATAGGGGTTAGATCTGTTTTTATATTTGTCTTTGAAAGAATGTCTTTGGTGTTCCCTGTTTCCGGGGATACCTTTCCCTGTTTTTGGGGATGGTTATCCCTGTTTTCAGGGATGGTTGGCGCGGCTATTCTGCTATCCCTAATTTCAGGGATGGTGATAACCTGCGTTTCAACTTCAGCGACCGGAAAACTCACCGGACATTTAGGGCATTTCGGTTTGGTATAAGCCCATGCATCCAGACAGGTGTTGATCCCGATGTATCGTGTTTGCCCAATCCTGCGAACCTTGATGATGTTGCGATAAGCAAGGCTGAGAACCGCTTCAGAAACGTGCTTAACCGCCAGCATGGTTTTGTCAGCGATGAGGCTGTTAGCGATCCGGTCTTCTTTTTTCGACCAGCCATACGTCAGGCGAACAATTGCATTCAGCACGCGAAATTCGCGCCCCGAAAGCTCCACTACACACAAGGCGTCCTGAATCTGGTTAGCAAGGCGCAGATAGCCATTGTCCAGATCAGCCATGCGACTCTCCTGCTGTACCTTTTCCGGCACAGGGAAATTGATTACTTCGGCAGTATTTGCCATAATTACTCCTGTGAATTTGTTCAGTTAATTCGCGTAGAAAGCCGTTAGTGTTCCCGCACTGCGGCTTTCGCCCTTCTGTTTCCACTCATGCTTCAAAATCACCTTTCTCTCCCGGCCTGTTAGAAATCAGGATGGCCAGCAGTAGCGACATGTTCGGCAGCAGACTTTCCCGCCAGCGACTCACCGTCGACTTATTCACTCCGGCCACTTTGGCGATATTCGTGGTTCCCAGTTCAGCTATCTGGCTGTGTAACCAGCTTTCTATCCTGCGAGCCTCCACTTTGTTGCGTGTCGTTGAACTCTCCATTTGTGATACTTCCTCTGGTGGTGTTTGGAATGGCTGAATTACTCAGTCAGAACCCGCTGACTGCTCAATTCAGCTTTGTTTAATCAGGATTTCTGTTATGTGGGAAAGGCTTGATCTCCTCAGCCTTAATTTTTCCATCAGGCAGGGTGTTAACGAAAATCTTCCGCCCTACCCGGATAGCTTTACTAATTGCGGTCTGGTGAACGCCGATGGCATCAGCAGCTCTTGCCTGTCCAACTTCGTCAACGTATTCAGCTAAAGAAATTTTCATGTGGTTAGCTCCTATCAACTCATGAGTAAACAATACCACAAGTATTAAACATTGCAATACCGCGAGTATTTTTAAAATAAGAACATTGGTATTACTATTTGAAAATGGAAAAGAAAAAGACACTGACATCGGCTCAGATCGCTGACGCAGAAAGGCTGAAAGCCCTCTATGAAGCCAAGAAAAAAGAGCTTGGGATAACACAGCAATCAATAGCTGACATGCTAGACATATCTCAGGGGGGCGTTGGGCATTACTTGAATGGCAGGAATGCCCTTAATGCTGCCGTGGCTGCTGTTTTTGCCAGAGCCCTCCAGGTGGATGTCTCTGATTTTAGCCCCAGCCTTGCGAAAGAAATATCTGCAATGAGTGCTTCCGCTACATCGAATGCCAAGTATGCAGGCCAGTACACCCCAGGCATTAAATACCCTGTATTAAGCAAGATTCAGGCTGGGCATTGGTCGGAAGCGTGCGAGCCGTATGCACTTAAAGATATCGATCTATGGCTAGAATCAGACGCTCACATCCAGGGGGATGCGTTCTGGTTGTTGGTCGAGGGGGAATCCATGACTGCCCCGGTCGGGCTCAGCATACCAGAGGGTACCTACGTTTTGTTTGATACCGGCCGAGAGCCAGTAAATGGCAGCCTTGTGATCGCAAAGCTATCCGAATCAAACGAAGCGACATTCAAAAAGCTGATTATTGATGGGGGCCAGAAGTACCTGAAGGGCTTAAACCCTCAATGGCCATTGGTTCCCATCAATGGGAATTGCCGGATCATTGGTGTGGCTGTAGAAACTAAGTTGAGACTTGTGTGATCAGCAGCATGCCGCGGACGTACAGGAAGCATGGGTAGTCGGTAGTGGACTGACAAGGTGTTTGGGTGATGAGAAGATAGCAATAACTTAGAGGCTTAAATGTGATCAGAATAGGAAGGTTACTACCTGGCGGCATTGCAATTGACGAAGGGCAACATCACCCGATAAAGGGCGTTGCTCTTTTGATAAAAGAAAATAGCGAACCAGAAGAGATTGTTGTTTTTGCAAAAGAAATATCTTCTAGGAGCATTTCTATAGAAATAACCTGCGCAGCCTTGGGAAGAGCTCTATCCCTGCCTATACCCGAGCCAGTACTACTGTTTGACAGCTCAAACAAAGCATTTTTTGGTAGTGTTGATGCTACCTATCCGAGTTTCATGAAGTATGTTTCTAACTCTTCAGATCAGGCCGTTTCTGATGCTTTGGCATCATGGCCGTTATTGAAAAAAGCTAGCTATTTTGATGAGTGGATTGCGATGGATGACCGTCACAACGGAAATTTGCTTTTCAATGGTGATGGTTTCTTCCTGATAGACCATGAATCGGCAATTCCCCAAGGTCTTGCCCCTGACCTTTTCGGGATAGATTATTACTCCAATCAATTGCTGCAGGTAGCAACTTACATACTCGATAGAAGTAATGATATAGCCGTTCAGATGATGGCAAATGAGGCGAGAGCTTGGACCATGTCTTGCAAGAGTAACACCCTAACGCTATTAGATGGAGAGATATCCGAAACAGTTCAAGGTAAAGAGAAAAATCAAATAATGTCTTTCCTTTCATCTAGAATTGAGTTACTAGGAGACATTCTTTATGATCAAATCAAGCCCCAACAAACACAGATGATATACGATGCTAAATCTTGATCAGCTTCTTAAGTCAGCTCCTGCTATGCCTGCAACATCAGGGCGCTGGGCATCTGTTTATCTTGAACCAATGATCGGCTCAGGAGAGCGGCTCACGGTAGCAGTTGCCACGATAACATCATCTGGTGAAATTTTAGTTAAGCCGGCAATCAGAAAAGAAGTTATAGAAGCTATGTATGGCTTCAAAGCACCAGCATTTATCAATGTGGTTGATCTGATTTTGTCGAGTTTGAAGTTGCATCTGGCTGCTAAGGGGGATTTCGTATCATGGCATCCTCCAGTTACAGGCGTCACTATAAGCGCCGTAAGGAATGCTGCGTCATCAAGCCCTGTTGGCATACTCCGCCAAGCGGTATCATTGTCATCGAGTTTGTCATCACTCCTTGAGGCTGAAGAAGATTCCGATGGGTTGCCAGCTAAGCAATCAAGAACTAAAGACAGGTGGCCAATTCAAATCTTTGATGCGGTTATCAGCGCTGACGGACGCAGGGATATTTTTTTCAATAGAAGCTTCACCTTTAGTGATGGACACAGACCGGCTAAAATTTTCTATCTAAGCGATCATGCAGCTATCAACACCGGAAAACTGTTACCCCACAACTTGAATGAGCAGGTTAAGGATGGAAAAGCAAAAATATCTGACTTATCAATGATAAAAAGGCAAGGCGATATTTTTCCAAGAGAAACTCATCAAATGATTATCTACAAACCGGAAGATGATAGCCCTGCATACAATGATAGGCACATAGCATCAATAAATAGTGCGTACCTTTCTTTACAGGACTTGGCTAACACCTACGATGTATCAATCACTTCTGTAAGCACTGCCGAGCATGCAGCAAGGTTAATATTGCAAACTGCAGCATAACTTTTGATCCGGCCACCGCGCCGGGTTTTTACTGCCCTACTCTTCCCTCAGCATCAGCACGTCCAGCGCCAACTCCACAGCCAGATCGACCTGGTCTTCCTGCCACAACACCTGAATCATCTCTATCAGCGCCTCTCTTGAGGGCTCGCGCTTCTCAACCAGCAGTTGCATAACCGCTATCCCGATGACCTGCGCTATCTGCGGGTGCATTTCTGCGAAAAACTCATCCTCATTTGACATGCCAACACCCCTTTATGATGTTTTTTTGAGCATAACAGCACTTTTTACAAAAATAAATTAACTTTAAAATCATACCTTTAGTATTTTTATTAAACATAATAATACTGGCGGTATTGATATAAAATAATACCAGGAGTATTATCATCTCATCCAAACAACACCGGCAACGCCGGGGTGAAGTCAAAACGTCCCGTTAGCCGCGATAAGGCAAAGGTGAAGAGATGATCCGAGAACATGAGGTTCCTGCGTGGAACAGATTCAAGGTGAAGGTGGCTCTGTTGTTGGCTTTGGTCGCATTCGTAAGCGTTCAGTGCTGGGGTGCGGTATGAGCAGAAACGGCATTCGCTCACTGGTTATCGCGCTGGCCATTGGTGTGGTTTTCTGGGCTGGCCTGGCTGTCGAAATTATGCATTTCACGGGGGTGTTCAATGGTTAGTCATCATTACGGGACACAGACTGTTAACCGCGGCGCCGTTCTCCCAGGGATGCTCGTTAAGCATCGGGAAAGCACCTGGACAGCATCAGCAAATAAACGCGGCCGCCTGTATCTGCATCGTGGGATTGAGCGGACTTACACAACCGACTTGCTGGTTGAAGTTTATCTGAACGGGTTGGGGCATGGACTCAGCCACTAGCGGAGGATGTCATGTTAGACAAGAAATGCGGATATTGCGGCAAGCCGGTTAAAACGGAGGAAGTAATCAAGAGCACCCTTCTCTATCGCAACGGCTCACAGCTGGCGCGCAAAGAAAAAGAGTATTGCTCCAAACGTTGCGCTTCGCACGACCAGATGGCTCACGAAGGCTAACGTAAAACCCGCGCAAGGCGGGATCTACGTCCGGTGGTACCGACCAAAGTTACACCGGAAACAACATTAAAACCAAAGTTAACCCAATGGGCGCTATCAATGGTCCGGGGATTCTAACACCCAAAAATGAGGATCTCACATGGAATTCTTTAATGTGGTTAAAGCCACTCAGAAATCCGGAAAGCAAGATGCAGTGGTCTGGTTCACTGCTAAAACCGAGGCTCGCGCCAATCTGATGCTGGATGTTGCGCTGGAAGATGCAGGTATCGAAACAGGTCGGGGTAAGGACTACGCCAAACCGATTCGCACTGATTTCCCAGTTGTCGACGGCCTGCCGAAAGAAGGTGAAGTTGATTTTACCTGGTGTGATCGCTACGAGCTTCAGGACGATGGGCGCACCTGGCTGCCAAAAGCCGCTGGTGTGTCTACTGGTTCCGTTGACGCCCCCTACACACCTACTCCGACCGTAATCGTTGAAGATGCGACTGCGTCCGAAATTGTCCCGGTTGAAAACCGTACTCCAGCGGTCCGCTTTGCCGTCCATCTGATGAACGATAAATACCAAACCCACGTCACTAAAGAGCAGCAGTTGGCTGCCAGCGAAATGTCACTAGATGAAGGCAATACATATCTCCATAGCCTGCTTGTGGCAAGGAACGATGTGCCCGCGACCGCCAAACTCAGCCTGAATGCTGAGTGGAAAATGATTCGGGCGGTTAAGGACATTTTCACACCAGACGAAGAGCACGAACCAAGATTGATCGCTGCATTCATGTCTGACTGGGTGAACACCGATGCCGGTGACCGCAATCAACTGGTAGAAGACTGGCGCAGTGGTAAGTTGCAGTTGCTCAAAACTGAAACCAGCAACGCTGCTGACGTTACAACGGGTCAAGATCTCACTGTTGAGGACGGTATCCAGACCGACGAGAACGGCCGGGCAGAAGGTGGCGTCGTTGATGGTGAAGTCGATACCGAAGAGCAATCCCAGCAGACACAGCAACCGAACCTGATCGTTGTTGCCACCCTGCCATTCCGCCAGCGCGTACTGGCTCAGTTCATCGGTGATGGTGAATATCTCTATCACATCGACGCAGGGCAGAAAAATGAGATTGTCCGCCTTGAGATGGACACCGATGACGCGTACGTCCAGAACCTGCTGCTGGCAGCTGAGAATGTGGAAGCATTCAAAAAAGCCATTGAGCACGATATTCATAAAGTCGTGAATGCCGTTAAGAAAGTCTTCCCTGTCGATGGAAAAATCCCTGAACTCGCAACCTTAATCCAGTTTTTGAAATTGTGGTTCGCTACAGATCACATCGACCGCGGTATCCTCGTTCGCGAATGGGCCGCCGGTAATCGCATCAGTAGTGTGCAGCGTACTGATTCCGGCACTAATGCCGACGGCGGTTACGTCACTGACCGTGGACCTGACGCACACCACACACTGGACACTCTCGATTTAGAGATTGCGTGTGCCCTTCTGCCTATGGACTTCAACCACTTCGAGATCCCGGGCAGCATTCTTCGTCGCGCTAAAGAAATCGTGACCAAAAAAGAAGAACCATGGAAATCATGGAGCAACATCCTGCGCAATCAGCCAGGCGTTCTGGGTGTTAACCGCACGGCTATTTTTAACCTGGTACGTATCGCACCGGAAAATATTCATTTAACTCCTGTCGCTCACCTGGAATTTGTTAACCAGACCATGACAGCCGCGTTCAATTCCGCGGTCGAGTTATTGCCGTTGCATGAGACTGAACCCGCAGCACAGGAAATTCCCCAACCTGAAGGTAAGGAGTCTCCGCGCAAATCCTTCTGCACTCACGAAGAGAACCTGCAACGCGTGCGTGAAGAAGGAGCACGCCGCCGCGCAGAGGAAGCGGCAGCACAACCGCAGAAAGTCGAACAAGAACTGGTTAAAAATGTCGGCAACGGAATATTCGACGTTACGGCTTTGCTGCAGAACTCAGCAACTCATGGCACGAAAAAGGCTACGGAGACCACCAGCAATGTGCAGGTTCAAGAAACTGTCAGTGATGAAAAACAAGCTGGTGATGAAGTACAGCCAGGCGAAAGCAGTCTGGAGTCTGGTGAAGAGTCAGATACCAGCCAGAAGGACGATGTAGACCAGAATACGGATTCTGTCGCCAAAAATAGCGATTCTGTAAGCCAAACCGAACCAGTTGCAGCACAAACCGAGCCAGAAGCGCAATCTGACGAACCAGCTGTTGTTTATCCCGCTTATTTCGAGCCAGGCCGCTATGAAGGGCTGCCAAACGAGGTTTACCACGCCGCCAACGGCATCAGCTCAACCCAGGTGAAAGATGCGCGCGTTTCGCTGATGTACTTCAATGCGCGCCACGTAGAGAAAACCATCGTCAAAGAGCGCTCAGCGGTGCTGGACATGGGCAACTTGGTGCATGCGCTGGCGTTGCAGCCTGAACTACTGGACGCAGAATTCAGCGTTGAACCGGTGATCCCTGAAGGCGCATTCACAACGGCCGCGACCCTGCGCGCCTTTATCGATGAGCACAATGCCAGCCTGCCGGCGCTGCTGTCTGCCGACGACATCAAGGTGTTACTGGAAGAGTACAACGCCACCCTGCCGCCGCAGGTTCCGCTTGGCGCTAACCTGGAAGAAACGGCACAGAACTATATGGCGCTGCCAGCTGACTTCCAGCGTATTGATGGTGACCAGAAGCAGACGGCGACGGCAATGAAGGCATGCATTAAAGAGTACAACGCCACCCTGCCGCCGCCGGTTAAAACCAGCGGCAGCCGTGACGCGCTGCTGGAGCAGTTGGCAATCATCAACCCTGACCTTGTGGCTCAGGAAGCACAGAAACCGGCACCACTGAAAGTGTCCGGTACCAAAGCAGACATGATCCAGGCCGTGAAGGCAGTCAAACCAGATGCCGTATTTGCCGACGAACTGCTGGATGCCTGGCGCGATAACCCGGAAGGAAAAGTGCTGGTCACCCGCCAGCAGCTGAGCACCGCGCTGAATATTCAAAAAGCGCTTCTGGCACACCCGACCGCCGGCATGCTGCTGACCCACCCTAGCCGAGCCGTTGAGGTGAGCTACTTTGGTTTTGACGAGGAGACGGGCTTGGAAGTTCGTGTGCGCCCTGACCTTGAGATCGACCTGGATGGCGTGCGTATAGGTGCAGACCTGAAAACCATCAGCATGTGGAATGTTAAGCAGGAAAGCCTGCGCGCCAGGCTACACCGGGAAATTATTGAACGTGATTATCACCTGAGCGCGGCTATGTACTGCGAAACCGCAGCGCTGGATCAGTTCTTCTGGATTTTCGTCAACAAAGACGAGAACTACCACTGGATCGCCATCATCGAGGCATCCGCTGAACTACTGGAGCTGGGTATGCTCGAGTACCGCAAAGCGATGCGCAATATCGCAACCGGATTCGACACAGGTGAATGGCCAGCGCCAATCACTGCTGACTACACCGACGAACTGAACGACTTCGACCTGCGCCGCCTTGAAGCGCTGCGTACTCAGGCATAAGGGGAATGATGATGGAAAACACGAATATCGTAACCGCTGAACAGCAGACTCCAAACACGATCTCAGCCAGCAATGCCATTTTCAACGTGCAGGCTTTAACCCAGCTTCAGTCTGTCGCCGGGTTGATGGCACAGGCAGCCGTAACGGTGCCTGAGCACCTCCGCGGCAATCCGGCAGACTGCATGGCCATCATCATGCAGGCGATGCAGTGGGGTATGAACCCTTACGCCGTGGCGCAAAAGACGCACCTGGTTAACGGTGTCCTGGGATACGAAGCGCAACTGGTTAATGCGGTGATCTCCAGCTCAAACGCCATCGTTGGCCGCTTTCACTATGAGTACGAGGGCGACTGGTCGAAATGTGCCAGCAGCCGCGAGATAACCGTTAAAAAGCCTGCGAAAGGTGGCGGGACGTACGACAAGAAAGAAATGGTACGCGGTTGGGAAAGTGCTGATGAACAAGGACTGTCGGTACGGGTAGGTGCCGTTATTCGCGGTGAAAGTGATATCACCTGGGGAGAGCCTGTTTTCCTCTCCAGCGTAATCACACGTAATTCTCCACTTTGGGTATCAAACCCGAAACAGCAGATCGCTTATCTGGCACTCAAATACTGGGCGCGCCTATATTGCCCTGCAGTTGTTCTTGGTGTGTACACCCCTGATGAGATTGAACAGCGCACAGAAAAAGAGATCAACCCAACGCCGCAACGCGTTAGCCTGGCTGATATCTCAGGTGACACCGTCACAACCACGCAAAGCGCACAGGAATCGTCGGTAAATGTCGACTCTCTTGCCGATGATTTCCGCGAACGCATCGAATCTGCTCAGGACGTGGATAGCGCCAAATCGCTGCGTGCCGACATTGAAACGGCGAAAGCTACGCTGGGATCCGCACTATTCACCGAGCTGAAAAACAAAGCCGTAAAGCGTTATTACCTAGTGGATGCACGCAACAAGGTTGAGGAGGCTATTAAATCCCTGCCCCAGCCCGACGAGCCGCATGCAGCCGAACGGTTCGCTGAAGCCGAGCGCATGCTTGCATCTTCAAAGCGTCACTTAGGCGATGAACTGCACGATCAATTCAGCATCACCCTGGCGGATATGAAACCGGAATACGTGGCCTGACGAGACCGGGAGGGGTAACCCTCCCTCAAGGAGATTATATGCGACTGATCAATCGAGGAAGTAAGCAATCACCTTTAGCTCGCCAAGCATGCGACATCGCGCTGGCAGCTCACTTGCAAACATATGGCGACTATGGGCGAAGCAAGATGAAAGAGACTTATACGGTGAAGGTTGAAGGCGTGAAAGTCTGGGTGGAGGTGGTGAACCGAAAGGCGAGCTACGTGGCCACAGCGATGACCGGCATGCGCCGTCTCCGCTCCCTGCCCGGGCAGGTTGGTTGAAAAAGATTTTGAATGGCCCGAACGGGCAACTGGAGAGAGCTATGGATGATATTTTGGTAACGTCAGACCTGACCAGTCGCTACAAAATTTCACGCAAAACCCTTTGGTCATGGCAAAGTGCAGACACAATGCCTCGGGGCTTCGTATGCCCGTTCCCACCCCCTGACTGGCCCGGCAACCCTAACCGCTGGCGCTCTGAGTCAATCAAAGAGTGGGAGGATAAAAAGAAGATAAATTAACTGAAGGGCTCTCCGATGATCTCTTCAAGATGGCTCTGCCAAACGCGGAGCCAGTGTTTCTGATCATCGATATAGTCATGAAGGTTGTAATGCGCCATAACCCCCACCATCTGATGCCCGAGCAGCTTTTCAATTACGTGCGGCGGGCAACCTAACTCAGAGAGATTTGTGGCTATCGTCCGCCTCATATCATGAAGCGACCACTCTGCCATACCTGTTCCATTCCAAATAGAACGGGCGTAATTGGATGCCACAGGTGAATGAACGGGCGAATCTTTGATCCCGCCATCAATTTTACGTTGTGAAGTCACCAGGTGATTGGTGTTTATTTTCTTGAGGTGATTTCTGACCAGGTTAACGGCGGCGTCTGAGAGTCCCCTTCTAATATGTACCCGAGTTTTATAACTGCCCGCAGGCACGACCCACTCATTATCATCCAATCGAAACCATGATCTCTCACTAAGTCGAATCTCAGCCGTACGGCATCCGGTAAGCATAATAAATTTCACCAGGAAAACGGACTCTATCGACATATGGCTTTTCAACCACTGATAGATTTTGCGCAGATCGTCATCGTCCATCCTGCGAGTTCTCTTTTTAGGCTTTTGCCCGACATCAGATGGCAGTAATCCCTCGAGTGGGTTTGAGGCGATCACACTTCTGTTAACGCAGAACCTAAACGCCCGTTTGCACAGCGAAAGCATGTAATGAGCCATCACCCTGCTTTCTATAGAATCGAAGACGTTGATCCAGTGCATTTTCGCTGTGTTATCGACTTTGACATTCTTCATCGGTTCGGCGATATGTTTCTCAAACACCTGGCGATAGTAATCGACTTTAACTAGCCCGTTAGCGATACAGTGCCTTTCAATCCAGTAATTGAACGCTTCGGCAACGGACATCGCTTCCTGTCGGGTCTGCTTATCCAGCTTCACCTGCTCTCGCGGATCCAGTCCCTCAGTTAACCAGTTTCTGAATTGTTGGCGACGCTCTCTTGCCTGGGTGATACTCATTGCAGGATAATCACCAACATTGAGTTTTACCGCTTTACCGGCCCAGCGATACCGATAGAAAAATGATATTTTTCCGGCCTGGCTGATTCTGGCGTTGAGCCCGTGCGAATCAGAAATAATCTCGATATCATCTCTTTTCTTGCCGAGCGCCTTCCTGAGCTTTGTGTCGGTGATCAT